TGCCCGCCGGTGCCGCCCCTGCCGTCTGTTTCGGCGCAAGAGTTGGTGCCGCTATCGGATGATGCGTATCGCCGTTTAGTAGAGCGCGAGCTGCGTTTGAAGGAACACATTGGTCAATTGAGGGCGCTATGCGAGGAGGAAAAATGACAAGACCCTTCTATGACGGGCGCATCAGCCTGGGCAATATCCTGACGATTATCGGGATGCTGGTGGCGGGGTTCTGGTTCTTTGCCAACGGTGAAAAGAAAGACGCTTTGCAGGATGCGCAGATTGAGGCAAATAAATCTACGCTGAAAGAATTAATTGCCGCCGAGCAGCAGGCGAGGAAGGAAGGATTTATCGCGGAGCAGCAGGCGCGCAAGGAAGCGGTACAGGAGTTGCGCCTCAGAGTGGATGCTGACCGCGCAGAGATGCGGCAGCTTTTTGACAAGCTGGAAGCCAAGCTGGGGCATATGGACAGCAAGATTGACGCGCTAATCAAGCAGGGGCAGTAATGGCCAGACTCACGCCGGAACAATGGTTGGCTGCCCGTGCTGATTTTGAGATTGCGGGTTTGTCGGTAACGGAGATTGCCCAGAAGTACGGTTGCGCCAAGTCGGCAGTATCAATGAAGGCTAAGGCTCAGGGTTGGGAACTGAACAAAACTGAACAGGCGCAAGATAAAAAGGTTAAAGCCGTCATAGCGTTAGCAGAAGTAGGAACCGAAACTGAACAAAAGCTGAACAATGTTGAACGCGCAGTGTTTGACCGCGTCGTCGCCGATGATGTGGCTTTCAGGCTGCAAAACGACGCAGACATGGAGGCAGTGCGCGAACACGCCATGAGTTTGTTGCCGCTGATTGAAAAGCCGCTGGATGCCAAGTTATTGATGGAGACACTACGGATACAGCGCGAGGCGCGGTTGGGCAAGGTGCCGGATACGATGGTGCAGGTAAACAACAACGCGCCTGCCCGGATTGAGCGGGTGGTGGTGGATGCCGATCCGCATTAACACCCCGCGTTGGGCGTTGCCGTTACTTAACCCGGCACGTTACAAGGGCGCACATGGCGGACGTGGCGGCGGCAAGTCGCACTTCTTTGCCGAGATGGTGGTAGAGGAGCACATCATGAACCCGCACAGCAAGACGGTGTGCATCCGCGAGATTCAGAAGTCATTGCGGCATAGCGTGAAGGCACTGATAGAAAGCAAGATTGAGGCGCTGGGCGTGTCGTCGCTGTTTGACGTGCAGCGCGACCTGATCCTCTCGAAACAAGGCAAAGGGCTGATTATCTTCCAGGGGATGCAAGACCACACCGCCGACAGTATCAAGTCGCTGGAAGATTTTGACCGCGCCTGGATTGAGGAGGCGCAAAGCATATCGGCGCGCTCGCTTAGTCTGCTGCGCCCGACCATCCGTAAAGCGGGGAGCGAGATTTGGGCCAGCTGGAACCCGCAGAACGAGACTGACCCAATAGACCGCCTGCTGCGCGCCGACCCGCCGGAGAACAGCATCGTGGTGCAGGTCAATTTGCATGACAACCCGTTTGCCAGTGCCGAGACCTGGGAAGAGTATGCAGATGACCGCGAACGCGCCAAGCGCAAACAGGCAGCGGGCGACCGCAATGCCTGGGCGGACTTCGAGCATATCTGGCATGGCGAATATGCCGTGCTGTCCGGGGCGCAGGTGCTGGCTGGTTGCTATGTGGTCGAGGCGTTCGAACCATCCCCGGATTGGGACGGCCCCTACTTCGGCGCTGACTGGGGCTTTGCCACCGACCCGACGGTGCTTATCAAGTGCTGGCTGTCCGGCAAGACCCTGTACATCGAGCGTGAGGCTCGGCGAGCAGGTGGAGACGGTGGACATGCCGCAATTCTTCGATCACATCGAAGGCGCAAGGCAACACATCATCCGCGCCGACAACGCCCGCCCGGAGATGATTAGCCACATGCGCCGTCACGGCTTCCCTGGTATCCGTGCCGCCGACAAATGGCCGGGCAGCGTGGAGGACGGCATCAGTTTCCTGCGCGGACTGGACGACATCATCATCCACCCGCGCTGCAAGTACACCGCCGAAGAGGCGCGGCTGTGGAGCTACAAGACCGACCGCCTGACCGGCGACCCGCTGCCGCAGTTGGCACCGGGTTCGGACCATTGTTGGGACGCTGTGCGCTATAGCCTTTCACCCATCATTCGCGGACGCGGCGGTGTGTTCGTGGTCGGCGGCGCCAGGCGCAAATTCAACCGATAACCCCGCGTCATGCGGGGATTTTTTTACCCAAGGAGTACGTCATGACAAAAGACATTCCCTACAACAAACCGTCCTTCCTGCATTGGGAAGGACATCCGACCAACAGCCGCGCGGTACTCACCGCAGGCGAGGCATTCAAGACCGGCGAGCTGCTGGTGTTCACCGCCAAAGGCTACGAACCCTACAAGGGCACGGCACTGACGGCAGACGCCACCAAGGCCCCGCAGGGCGTCGTCGTCGCTATCGCCCTGGAAGATGCGGCCAAGGGCGGCAAAGCTGCCTGCATTGTCCGCGTTGCCACGGTGATGAAGGACAAGCTGACGGGCGTCGCGGCGGATGCCTTCGACACTGGCAAGCCGCTGGCGGGCTTTGATGCCCATTTCTCGCGGCAGCAAATTGCGCTGGTGACGAGTGTTGAAGCGCAGCGGGCATTCAAATGAACGGCATTACCCTCGGCGTCCTGCGTCTCTCGCTGGACGAGCGGCGCAAAGTCAAAGGCACTGCCTATGCAGGCGGGGTGCTGTCCTACTACGGCGACCACATCGCCATTGACCTCGACAGCCTGCAATTCAGCGGCAAACAAATCCCGCTCCTGCATAACCACGACCGAGACCGCTGCGTCGGTTACGGCTGGCTGGCGCGTGAAGGCAAGGAGCTCACCGTCCACGGCGAGATGCTGAGTAATGACCACGCCGCCGAAATCATCAAGGCTGCCGATGACGGTCTGGAATGGCAGATGTCGGTGCATATCGAAGCGGGGCGGATGCTGACCCGCCACGCAGGCGACATGGTCAATGGTGAGGCGCTGGCCGTGGATGACGTGCTGGTGATGACCGACGGCGTCATCCGCGAGGTGTCTTTTACCCCGACCGGCGTCGATGCCGATACCTCAGCCAGCATCCTTTCCCTTTCCCTGACGAAGGAAATTCCCATGAACAAACCTGATAACACCCCCGATGAAAGAGATGCGCGCATCGCCGAACTGGAAGCGAAGCTCGCGCAACAACAAACCGAAACCCGCCTGAAAGCGTTGAAGGCGCTCGGCATCGACGGCGACAACGCCGCGACGCTGGCAAAAGCGCCAGATGACGTGTTTGCTGCCCTCACCGCGCAATTTGCGCTGAAGAACAAGCAGCAGGTGGTGCTTGGCGCCGATTACAGCGGCGGCGAAGACGAAGTGCAGCGCCGCCCTAACCCTCTACTGAAAAACAAGGAGTAACCCATGTCCGATGTACTTGCCATGCTGGGTCTGACCCAGACCGAGCTTGACGAAGCCGTCAACAGCAAACCTAACGTCCCGTCCCGCCTGCTCGTTGATCCGATGTGGCGCGAGAGGAACCTGACCACCACTAGCGTGATGATCGAGTTTGTCGACGGCCAGGTCAACCTGATTCCGAACACCAGCCGCGAAGCCGCGCCGAATACCAAATCTTTTGGCAAGGGCAGCAAGGTACGCACCTTTACCGTGCCGCATTTACCGCTGGAAACCCACATCTACGCCAGCCAGTTGCAGGACGTGCGCAAGGCAGGCACCAAGGATGCGCTATTGGCGAACGCCGACGTGGTCGCGAATGAAATCGCCGAACACCGCAACCGCCACGACGCCACCATCGAGAACCTGATGCTGGGCGCGGTCAAGGGGAAAATCCTGGATGCCGACGGCACAACCGTGATTTACGACCTCTTCACCGAGTTTGGTGTGACCGAACCGACGACCAACATGCAGTTTTCCAGCGCGACTGCCGACCTCGCCCTCACCATCGAGCAGACCATCCGCACCATGAAGAAAGGGCTGCGCGGTGATACAGCTTCCGGGGTGACCGTCCTCTGTTCGCCGGAATTCTTCGACGCACTGGTGACGCACAAGTCCACCAAGGACGCCTGGCTGCGTTACCAGGACAATGTGTTGGCGCGCGAGAACACCAACGGCAAGTTCACCTGGAAGGGTGCGGTGTTTGAAATCTACGACTACACCCTTGGCGAGACGCCGATGATTGAGGCGGGACACGCGCACGGTTTCCTCACCGGCATGTACAACGGTTTCGTCCGCTACAACGCCCCGGCCAACATGATTACCGAGGCAAACAAACTGGCGCGGCCTTTCTACATCTCGACCGAGATGGGTGAGCACAACCGTGGCGTCTCTATCTACACCGAGACCAACCCGCTGCCGCTCTGCCTGCGTCCGCAAACCTTGATGCACTTCAAGAGCGCGTGATGTACGCCGCACCACAAGACCTCGTCACCCGCTTCGGCGAGCGCGAGATGGCGCAAATCGCGGGTGATGCCGCACCCACTAAC